ACGAAAGGCAAGAAAAATTAAATCAAGTATTTAGATATAAGAAACCCGAATGTTTAACGGAATCGGAATTTGAGTTAATTAAGATGGCAGTAGATACTAAAAAGAATAGATTTACTCCTGATGAACAAAATGTTTTTGTAGCTATCTATGAGAGAATTTTTAAAACAAAAGTAGAATGCACACCTTGTAGTTTTGGTAAAATAGTTTACAAGGATTTAGTAGCGGTTTATAATCAATATTTATGAAGGAAAAACAACTTTTTGAGTATCTTATAGATTGTTGTTATTCCGATTTAGTTTGGGCAAAAAGTCAAATGAGTCGTTGGGATTGTTACAGTCCCGAAACTTATCATAGGATTGAATTAAAGTGTAGAGGCAAACATTACGACACTTTACTTATTGAAAAGAAAAAGTATGATGCTATGATAGAAAAATGTAATGACAATTTAGATATTCCTATGTACATAAATTCAACACCCAAAGGCATATATAGATTTAATTTATATATTGTAGAACCAAATTGGGAAATACAATATCACAACAAAACAACAGAGTTTAAGAACAATAATAAAATACCAAAAGAAGTTGCAATGTTAGATGTAACTGATGCAGAAATATTATGAACAAGAAACTAAACAATTTCAAGGAAGGGGAGTACTACGCTAACTTTAATTACGTTGGTGAGTACATTGTTAAATCAAGAAAAGCAAAACCTGAAAACGAACCATTAAACGAAATGTACTTCGCTTGGCAAGAAGTAGGATTCTATGTACACAATCTAATAACTAATGAGAGGTTATACGAACAATCACTAAGCGAATACCGTAGTGATAAGATACGTGCAGTAGAAAGAGCAAGAAGTGCAGAAAAAGAAGTGGCACATTTAAGAACAGAAGTAGATAAACTAAGAACAAAATTAAATGTTGGTCTTTAAAATATTACTTGGTTACGGTGTTTTAAGAATGTTAGAAGCAATGATAGTAAAAACATATAAAGAAAGAAATGAGCGATAGTGTAAAAAAATGGTTTGAAATGAATGAGGATAGATGGACAGCTGATTCAACTTATTCTCACAATGATATAAAGAAAGACCCAATAGTTGAAGATGTTATAAATACTATGAGGGCAAGAAGTAGAGATGGTATCTTGAAATACGGAACTACCCTGTACGATTCTCCTGATGGATTCTATAAGTGGGTACAACACGCACAGGAAGAAGCTATGGATTTCATACTGTATTTAGAAAAGATAAAAAATCTAAACAAATGAAAGAATCTACATTAGTAAAGATGCAACACGATTTAAAGCTAACACAACAAGCCTTAGTAGTTGCACTAAACAGATTAGAGAAATTAGAAAAAAAAGTTTTCCCAAAAGAGGAAGATGTTAAATAATTGTTTATATTTACAAAAACAATATTATGACATACGAAGAACTTTATTACAGGTCTATGACAGACCACGAATTACAAAGAGTAATTAATACTCACGAATTTCTTGATGGATACGTAGATAGGTGTCAGCAAGAATTGAACAGAAGAAAAGAACAACAAACAGAAATTACAAGATTATGATTACACTATTAAACGGAGAAACTTGGGGTAAGGAAGAAATCCTTGCACAGATGCACGATGACACTTTTTACTATGGTCATCTTGGGCAACACGCATTAAGTAGTTCATCCCTTAAAACAATCTTAAAGAGTCCAAAGACTTACAGGAATATTTTAAAGTATGGAGATACTAACGGAGACAGCCCTGCATTAGCAGCAGGTAAGTTAGTGCATTGGATGGTACTTGAACCACACAAAGTAGATAAGCTACATTTTGTAGATGCTTCCACAAAGAATACTAACAAGTACAAGGATGCAAAAAAACAATATGGAGAAGTGTTTCTTACAAAAGAAAGAAGTGCAGCGGAAAGATTAGCAGATGCAGTATTAAGAAATGAAGCAGCACTCAAACTACTTACTAAATCAGAGTTTGAAGTACCTGCAATAGATATGATAGAGGGATTAGCTTTTAGAGGCAAAGCGGATATTATACAGGGAGATACTTTAATTGATTTAAAGACCTCTGCCGACCTTTCTACATTTAGGTATAGTGCAGACAAGTATGGATATGATTTACAAGCGTGGTTGTATCTTAAAATGTTTAAGAAGGAGAAGTTTACCTTTTTAGTGATTGACAAAGCAAGTACTGATATAGGAATATTTGATGTTAGTGATGAGTTTTTAGCAAGAGGCGAGAACAAATTCAGACAAGCAGTAGACAACTATAAATACTTCTTTCAAGAAGAGAATGATTTAGACCAATATGTAATGAGAGGAATATTATAAGGGGAAGCTGAAAACCTAATAGAGTAAGCACAAAGAATAAATACAATAATTATGAGAACAAATATTAAAATAGCAAGAGTTGAAATGATACCTATCAACAAAATAAGGTTTATTAAAGGGAATAGGGGTACTTATGAATCACATATACAAAAGATGTATGATTTAATAGACACTTATGGATTTGCAGATACAATTAAAGTAATTCCTGAAGATGATTTTTATTGGGCAGCAGAAGGACAACATAGGGTTTCTGCTTTAAAATTACACGGAGTTAAAGAAGTTCCTTGTAGTATTATAGATTGGTTAGATGATGATGTAGAAGAAATACAAAGATTTATCATTTCTCTTAATGCTCACAATAAGGCTTGGGATTTAATAGATAGTATAAAATCTTGGGCAGATTTGAAAAAAGAAAATTACGAATATCTTTTAGATAAAGTTAAGAATTATAATAATGTACTTTCTGTAGGTTCTATAGTAAGTTGTTTTGATGGAGTCAGGAGGCAACACAATTCAGTGAAGAAAGGAAAATTAAAGATATTAGATAAAGATTTTTCCGAAACACTATTAGAGGCAATGAAGAACTTTGTTGTATCAAATGGTAAGAAAAAAGCAAACTCTAAAATAACTTATTGCGCAGCTGAATTAATCTATAATAGTGGAGATGATATAAGATATAAAGTTCTACAAGCCTTCTTATTAGCCGCAAACACTCACTTAAACACAACAGAAGAACCATTACCTGATGGAGATAAAGGATTTGATTATTGGTTTGAAGAGGTTGTTATGAAAACATATTACCCAATTATAAAACAAAATATGATATGATAATGAAAATATTAAACCTATATGCTTGTCTTGGTGGTAATAGATATAAATGGGATGAAGTAACCGATGTAGATGTTACTGCTGTAGAATATGACCCTGAAGCAGCTAAATTATATCAAGAAAGATTTCCAAATGATAAAGTGGTAGTAGCAGATGCACACCAATATCTTTTAGACCATTATAAAGAATATGATTTTATATGGAGTTCTCCTCCTTGTCCTACTCATTCGAGAATACAATTATCACAGAAAAATGTAAGAGATATGAAATATCCTGATATGAGATTATATCAAGAGATTATATTTTTAGATACATTTTACGAAGGCAAGTATGTTGTTGAAAACGTAATACCGTATTATGAACCTTTGATACCTGCAAAAAAACGAGGGAGGCATTTATATTGGACTAATTTTAATTTACCTGCAAATATTAATGAAAGAAAAAATCCTGATTTATGCAGAACAACACAAGTCGTTAAGGCACTATCAAAATTTCACGATTATGATTTTACTAAATACAAAGGAAAACAATCAAAGCAAAAAATGGCAAGAAACCTTGTAGATTATGAGGCAGGAAAAACAATACTTGAAACAGCTTTAGGTATAATAAGAAAACAAAACGAAAATCAATTAGATATTTTTGAAAATGAATAAAGAGATAGCCAAAGAACTTGATTTGTTTGCAAATAATGTTTGTAATAGATATTCTCAAAAAAACAGAGAAGGTAATTACAATGAAGAAACATTTCAAATAGCAGAGATAATACCAACAAGCGACCATACAGCTACTGTTATATTTAAAAAGAACACAGGTAAACTTGCAGCTTTTTTATTTTATTATATAAATAGAGGAAAGTCAAAAGGATGGAAGTATCTTGTTCCTACTGATTCACACATAACAGGATTTAGAGCATTTGAATTTTATAAATTACAAGTGGAAAGAAGTAACTATAAAAAGAATTTTGAATAAAGATTTAATAGAAGAATTTTACTTACTTGCTTTAATAGATATATCGGGAGGAAGAGATATAATAGAACTTGAAGAAGCGATAGACCTATATGAACAAGAGGAAGAATACGAAGCCTGCGCAGGAATCCTTAAAGCAATACACGAATCAGGCTATATGACAATAAGAGATATAATTAATAAATTAGATAATGAACAAAGAAACGATTAAAGAAATAGTAGAACACTACTTTGACCTAAAGTTAGACACTAAAACACGTAAAAGAGAATACGTAGAAGCAAGGGCAATGTTCTTCAAACTAACAAGACAAAATACAAGATTAAGCCTTGCAGCAATAGGGGAGGTTGTGAACTTACATTACGCAAGTGTACTGCACGGAATAAATCAACTTGATATTTGGATAGAGCGAGATACGAGAATAAAAAACAACTACATAGTTCTAAGAAAGAAAATAAGGAATATAGAAGATGACAAAGAAGAACTATTACAACTCGATGAAAGTATCTTACTGAGATATGCTGCCTTAAAAGAAAAGGTAAAAGACCAAGAAGAAACAATAGAACAAATGGCAAAAGAATATGAGCAACTGTACAATAAGCATCATAAAAGAGAAAAGTTCTACACTAAGTATGGATTTATCAATTAATGATTACTGTAAACTCTTTAAGTGGAGGTAAAACCTCATCCTACATAGCAGCTAACTATCCTGCAGACTACGATGTGTTCGCTTTAGTAAGAATTGAACACGAACAGTCTAAATTTCCTGACAAAAAGATAAGGCAAGAAGTAGAAGATAGAATACAAGCACCATTTATTGCTACTGCAGAAGATGATATGATAATCTATACAATGTTAGACCTTGAACAATACATAGGAAGAAAGATTACTTGGGTCACAGGAAAAACATTTGATGAGATAATATTAAGAAATGGCAAAAAGTATTTACCAAACGTAACACAAAGATTTTGTACTACGGAAATGAAACTTAATCCTATATTTAATTGGTGGCAGAAAGAAGTAAACAAACCAATAGAAACAAGAATAGGTTATAGAGCAAATGAACAACGTAGAGCGAAGAAAATGTACGAGAGATTAAATGAAGATGGATTGCTTACCCACAAAACAATAGTAGGAAAACGAAAAACACAAAACAAGTGGGCAGATATAGGATGGCAAAAACCTGTGTTTCCATTAATAGATGCTAATATATACAAAGATAATATAGAAGAGTATTGGAAAGATAAACCTGTAAGATTTGCTTATATGAATAATTGTATAGGATGTTTCCACAGGAATGAAGTTTTGTTAAAGTTAATGAGTGAAAAGCATCCAAGTAAATATGATTGGTTTGTACAAGCTGAACAAGAAACAGGATATAACGTAAGAACATTTAAAAACGGAGTAACATACGAACAGATAAGAAACAGCTTTAAACAAATGAATATGTTTGAAGATGACTTCAACGAATGTGATTCAGGTTATTGTGGAATTTAACAAAGTACTTAATATTTTATTGTATAATTGAATAAACAATCTTTTTCAAATGGATAAAAGGATAAATAATGGAGGTGCAAGAGCAGGAGCAGGGCGTAAACCTAAAGCTGATGAAATTAAATTAGTAGAGCGTTTAAGTCCTTTAGAAGATGATGCTTTAGCTGCATTAACAGAAGGTGTTAAATCAGGAGATATTAAATGGATTCAATTATACCTCAACTATTATTTAGGTAAACCAAGAGAAACAAGAGACATTACAATCAACGAGGACATACCGTTGTTTATGGAGGATTAGGGATAACTAAAACCCTACACTTCATTCTATATGAAGGTAAAGAAAACAATAGCCTTTTATAAGCTAAAGGATTTACAAAGCAGGACACGAATAGTTAAAGGTGGAACAAGTGCGAGTAAAACCATATCCATACTTTGTTTACTTATTGATTATGCTATAAGAAACAAAGGCAGAGAAATTAGTGTAGTATCTGAATCTATTCCACACCTGCGTAGAGGTTGTGTTAAGGATTTTATTTCTATATTAAAAGGACTTAATAGATATAAAGATAGTCAATACAATAAAAGTACCTTAAAGTACTCCTTTACAAACGGAAGCTATATTGAGTTCTTTTCGACAGACCAACCCGACAAACTAAGAGGTGCAAGAAGAACCGACTTATATATTAACGAGTGTAACAATGTACCCTTTGATGCTTATACACAATTAGCTGTAAGAACAAGTGGTACTATATGGTTAGACTACAATCCATCTAACTTGTTTTGGGTTGACAAAGAACTGATAGGAAAGCAGGACACCGATTACATCACACTCACTTACAAAGACAATGATGCGTTACCCGATACAATAGTAAGAGAAATAGAGAAAGCTAAAGACAAAGCTAAGACTTCAACATATTGGGCGAATTGGTGGCGTGTATATGGATTAGGAGAAACAGGTTCTTTAGAGGGTGTATGTATTCCTGATTGGAAAGAGATAGATAGAATACCTGAAGATGCTCGTATATTAGCACACGGAGTTGATTTTGGATATAACGACCCTACTGTAGTAATTTCTTTATACAAGTGGAATGATGCTTACATAGCTGATGAGGTGTTCTATAAATCTAATACAGTATTAAGGGATTTATCTTTGTTTCTTACTCAAAACAATATAAAAGAAAACCTGATTGCAGATTCAGCAGAACCAAAGAGTATAGAAACTTTAAGAAGAGATGGGCATAATATATATCCCTGTACAAAAGGAAGAGATAGCGTAAACTTTGGTATTAATCTTATTAATCAAAATGAAATATACGTTACAGCAAGAAGCAGGAATCTAAAAAGAGAACTACAAGGTTATATATGGGCAAAAGATAAAGAGGGCAATACACTAAATAAACCATCAGGAGAACACCCTGACTGCATAGATAGTTTACGTTACGTATTAACAGACCAATTAGAGAATCCTAATAAAGGAGAATATTATATCTACTAATTTGTTTTGTTAAAAAAAGTTTATATATTCGTATAAACAAAGTTTAATGAATACAACAATTATGGAAAATCAAACAGAGTACATTTTAATTAAAGAACTAACAAAGAAAGAGAATCGGAAGAACGTATTAAAAGTTATAGCACAAGCTGCTGCATTTGTAGGATTAGCCTACGCATCAATGTATATGTTCTTATACTTTATCTTATGGGCAGACGAATTTAGCGATAAAGTAATTGGATTATTTTAAGATGAGAGAAAGATGTTGGTACGAAGAAATATATGTAGTGCAGAAACCAACAAAGCGTGGAGGTCAAAAAGGTTCTGACGTAACCTTATATATAGACTACAAAGGCAAAGGTAATGTAGAGGGAAGTGAAACATACCAACAGAATAGTAAAGAATTAGAAGAGGCAATAGAAACAGCGTACAGATACGCTTATAAAAGATTCATTTTAAATAGTTAATTAAATTTGTTTTTAAGTGGGAATTAGGCAGCAGAAATGTTGCCTTTTTCTTTTTATACATAATAGTGATTTATTTATTGTAATAATATGAGAGTTGAAATAAACGTACCTGATAGTCTTAACGAAATAACTTTAGAGCAGTATCAAAAGTTTGAAAAACTAAATACAGAGGATAACAAAGATTCTTTATTCTTGCTTCAAAAGATGGTAGAGATATTTTGCAACCTTGACTTAAAGGATGTAGCAGAGATTAAATACAAGTCAGTACAAGAGATAGCAGTACACCTAAACAAAGTATTTGATACAAAGCACACATTGATTCCTACTTTTGAATTAGCAGGTGTAGAATACGGTTTTATACCTGTATTAGATGATATGACTTTAGGAGAGTATATAGACCTTGATGAGAACTTGGGAGATTGGCAAAGTATGCACAAAGCTATGAGCGTTCTATACAGACCAATTACATTTAAGAAAGGACACAGGTATAATATAGAAACCTATAACGGAATGAACGACAGATTAAAGTATATGCCTTTAGATGTTGTCTTTGCTGCTATGGTTTTTTTTTGGAATTTAAACAACGAGTTAATACAAATTATCCTGAACTATTTACAGAAGGAAGCGAACAAGCTGACTACTCAACAGAAGGAACGTTTGGAAGCAAGTGGGGTTGGTATCAATCAGTCTATGGAATCTCTAAAGGAGATGTTACCAAGTTTGATGAGGTTACCAAACTCAACGTACACGAGTGCTTAATGTATTTGGCATTTGAAAAAGATAAAATAGAATTAGAAAAGAAACTGATTAAGAAACGATGAAAGGGTTTTACAACGTAACAGATAAATTAAAAGATGCACTTATAGCAGAGCCATTTGTAAATACAGTTACATTCGGTTCTCTTGATGATGTTGATTTGAATAAACAAACTATCTTTCCTTTATCTCATATCATAGTAAACAACACCACAGTAGGAACTAAAACACTTACATTTAATATTAGTATTCTTTCTATGGATATTGTAGATATAAGCAAAGATGAGGTGGAAGATATATTTGTAGGAAACGACAACGAACAAGACGTACTAAACACTCAATTAGCTTTACAGACAAGAGTAATTAATATTTTGCAAAGAGGTGATTTATATACAGACCTATACCAAGTACAAGGAGATGTAAGCTGTGAACCTTTTGTAGATAGATTTGAAAACAAGTTAGCAGGATGGGCAGCAACATTTGATGTGGTAGTACAAAACGATATGACAATATGCGATTAGAAAGTTTAAATAAAGAACTTAATAAATTTGGAAAGTTTGTAGTACAGCAAGCAAGAACAAGACTTTCTAAAAATAAATCAAAAAAAACAAAAGGTACAACATCATCAGACGGTCAACTTTATAAAAGTATTCAATATATTTTAGAAGAGGACAAGGGTCGTTTATATTTTGAAATGGAGGACTACGGTATGTTTCAAGATAAAGGTGTAAGTGGTACAAAAACAAAATATAATACACCGTTCTCATATAGATCAAAGATGCCTCCAGTAAAACCATTATCAGATTGGGCTAAGAAAAATAATATAAGATTACGTGATAAAAAAGGAAAATTTAAAAAAGGTAACTATAACACAATAGGATATTTAATAGCAAGAAGCATATATGAAAAAGGTTTAAAACCAAGTTTATTTTTTACTAAACCATTTGAACAAGCATTTAATAAACTACCTAATGAATTAGTTATAGCATTTGCTAATGATATTGAAAATACTATAAAAGAAGATATATTAAGATGAGTACAAAGATAAACGTAAGAAGTCCGTTTTATTTACATTTAGATGAGCCAACAGTTCCGCTACCTTTTTATGATTGTAATGTAGCAAACCTTACAGGATTTTCAATAGATAATCAAGGTGTGATTACACTTCCTACTCCAAGCAGAGGTTCTATATATTCTTATACAAGTACAGACCCTGACTTTGCAAATAACAAGTTTGCAGTAGAAACAAATGATACGGAAAGAACGGTTTTATTTAGCTTGAATATACCTGCAGGACTTTATTCTAATTCGTCTGATTTGTATTATGTATGTGGTTTAACTACTATACAAGCAGGAACAGGAGGAACTGCAGCACCTTGTACACCATCAGTAACAACATCAGGTTCTATACCATCACAAACAATAGATATAGATGGAGATACAGTAGATATTGATTTGAGTGGTTACTTTACAGGAGAAACAACTTACGCTGTATCTAACAATGACCCATTACTTACAACAACTGCTTTAAGTGGAAGCACACTTACAATAACATCAAACGCAATAGGAGGAAGCACTACTATATATGCTTTAGGTAGAGATGCAAGTTATCCTACTACTTGTGAGGCAGTACAACCTATATCAGTTACAGTAGATGCAGCAGTAGCATTTAGCTGTACACCAAGTCCATTAAGCGGAGGTTCAATAGCAGCAGATGGTACAATTACAAGACCACAGTCAAGTGCAATCATACAAGGCGTATCTTTAACAAATGGTGGAGCATTGTTAAGTCCTGAAGAGGTTTCTCCTAATACAGGTTCATCTTCACAACCTGTAGATTTATTTTTTAAGTTATTAGTACCTCCAGGTTACACTAATTCAGGTAATTCTATATATTGCCCTAAAACACTTTCACAGGCAGGAACTGACCCATTAATATTTGATTGTGATTTAGCTTCACTCACAGGACAAAAGATTGCAAAGGATGGTAGTATATCTTTGGGTAGTGCAGCATTAGGTGCTACTGTTAATAGTTTTACACCTCCTAACCCTCCGTTAAGTACGGTGACAACAAACACTACAAGAACCATAACATTTCAAGTAGAGATACCGAGTGGATACGCAGATGCAGGAACTGAAATAGATTGTGACAAAGAATTAATACAACCTGCTACTACTTCAATATGTGGTAGTAATAACTTCTTTTTATCTGTTGGCAAATCAGACCCTTGTGACTTTTGTGATGCTACGTATTCAACATCTACTGCTATAACTTCAACAGCAACTACGATAACAGGATTAATGGGTAGTCAAATATGTAGAAGTGGTAATGCCTTTAATGGCAAAAGTTTATACTACGCAGTAGCAACATCAAATACAGAACAAGCAGGTGTAGGTGTAGGTGATTACTATGCAGTACAAATAGATTCAGCAGGAATTGTATTATCAGTTGAGATAGCAAATTGTCAAGCAGGGTGTTTAACAGGCAACGCAATAATATTATAATATGGCACTTAAAAGAGTAGAAGTAGATTTGTATATTTGGGAAGGGTTAATAGGTAATCAACCTACAGTTCCACAATACGAAATAAACAAAGCAAGAATAGACACTCATAACAATATTACGCTTGAAATAGGCGAACTTGTAAGAGATTATTTGGAATTATCATTTAACGATGACTACGTTTCTGAAACAAGGTGGGTAAAGGCGGTGGTTTATTATTACGATGAATCAGATAGTCCTTATACATATAGCAACCCTGAAGCATTTAATTTTATAGCAACAGATGGGTATGGATATTTTGAAGATGGCACTAATCCTGAACTATCAAGACACGCTTTAATAAGTGCAGATAATATTTATTTACCCGAATCAACCGCAGGAAAACTACCAATATTTGCAGAGGGTGTGGGAAAGGTTAAAATAGATTCAGTAGATACAGAAATTACAGACAATGGCAATACAAATCAAAAGATACAGTATGTAACTATTCCTGCTGATAGTAGCACAATACAGGTTTACGATACAGATGATTCTACATTACTTAAAACAATTACAGTAACAAACTTATGTGAACCTAAATACACACCTTTTAAAATTACGTTTGCAAACAAATATGGAGCGTTTCAAGATTTGTACTTCTTTAAGAGAACATCAGAAACAACTAATGTAACAGATGAAACTTTTAAACGTAACACAATAGCAAACGCAACCTCAACGTATCAAACATACGAAGGGCAGCGTCAAAGGTATAATGTAAACTCACAAACAAGTTTGTCTATGAACACAGGATTTGTTAAAGAGGATATGAATCAAACTATTGAAGAACTATTCTTTAGCGAAAATGTGTGGATAAGATACGAGGGTAAAACATTACCCATAATACCTGCATCTAAATCATTACAATATAAAACAGTACTAAATGACAAACTAATAAACTACACCGTTAACTTTGAATTTGCGTTTGACAGAATAAACAATGTACGTTAATGTTACAGCTACAATTATATATAGAGGGTAAAGAGGTAGAACTGTATAAGGATGAGAGTATAACACTTACTCAATCAATACAGGATATTAAAGATATATCTAAAGTATTTACAGATTTTACAAGAACCTTTAATGTTCCTGCCTCAAAAGCTAACAATAAAATATTTAAGCACTTTTATAATTTTCATATACGCACCTTTAATACAAAGTCAGGTGAGTTTGAGTCCTACGATGCACGAAAAAAGAAAGAAGCTGAACTACTACTAAACCATAAACCATTTAAAGAGGGTAGAATAAAGTTTGAAGGTGTACAGTTAAAAAACAACGAGCCACATACATACAAGCTAACATTCTTTGGTAATACGATAAACCTGAAAGATATATTAGGTGAAGATAAATTAAGCAACCTTGCACAATTAAGTTTATTTGACTTTGAGTACAACGATACTAACATTATTACCTATATGGCAAATGGTAAGGATGTTAATTTCTTTGGAGGCACTATTGAAGATGCTATTATTTTTCCTTTAATCACACATACAGGTAGGTTGCTATTTGATGTGAGTAATGCAAACGATGCTACAAATAATATTTACAATGTACATCCATTAGCAGGAGCAACAAACAATCACGGTGTTCCTTTGAGTCAATTAAAACCTGCAATTAGATTATACGCTATTGTTAAAGCAATAGAAAATCAAGTAGGATATAATTTACAATTTAGTAGCGACTTCTTTAACAGCACTAATTTAAACTTCTATAAACTTTATATGTGGTTACATAATAAAGAAGGAGGTTTATTCCAAGACCAAGACGCACAGTATCAAATAACAGGATTTAACAATGTTGTAGGAGATGTAGCACAAATACAGGGTGTAACTAATAAAACGTTTGTTAACTCATACAACGAAGAGAATGAGGAAAGGGTATTAAGGGTAAATGTTAGACCAAGTTCAACTGCTTCTTACAATTTAGTTATAAAACAAGATGGAGAAGAGTTTCAAAGATTTGACAACCTTACAGGAATAACCACAAACGGAATAGCAGATTTTAAAAATGAAGATATTGAGTTGCCTAATGGTACTTATACATTCTTTATAGAAACCGATGTAGTATCTGATTACGATGTGGACTTTAGTGTTGATTCAAAAGTTAGAGGTATATTTAGTGGAAACAAAACTATAACAGTTAAAGATGCTACTGCTTCTTTTGCTACTGACAAAGATGTAAACATAACTACAATAATTCCTGATATGAAAGTAATAGATTTCATTACAGGACTATTTAAAATGTTTAATCTTACTGCTTATCAAAACGAAAGCGGAACTATTGTAATACAACCGTTAGATGATTTCTTTGCCGCAAGTACAAAAGTTTGGGATATAACAAAAGACCTTGACAAAAAGGAAACAACAGTAAATAGTATTTTACCTTTTAAAGATATTAGTTTTAAATACAAAAGCACAGGTAGTTTTTTAGCAAACAATCACAAAGAACTATCTAACAAAGATTGGGGTTCATTAGAATACAAGATGCAAGAAAAATACGATGGTAAAAACTACACAGTAGAATTACCTTTTGAGCATTTTAAGTACGAGCATTTATATACTACTGATGCAGGTGTAATACAAACAACAACAACTGCTGATGGAGATGAAAAGAAAACAGATAGCGGAATACAATATGGTTATTCGGTTGACGAAAAACAAGCACCTTATTTAGGTGAGCCATTAATATTTTACGCAAATACATCTCTGTCATCTGTTAGGGTAATTAATCTTGATGGTAGTGCTAATGCTACTGCTGTAAGCGGTGTTTATATGCCTTCAAATTCAACAGGTATATTAAATGTATTTGGTACAAGTTTTTATCAAACGCTGAACTTTAATGCAGAGTATGAAGAGTATTCAAGACAGGTAAATCAAACTACATTATTTAAAACATACTACAAAGGTTATGTTGAGGATATGTTTGACAAACGCAAAAGATTGACTACTGTAAAAGCGTATTTACCATTAGAACTTTTAGTTAAGTTAAATTTAGCTGATAAGATAATTGTATTTGACGATATATATAGAATCAATAAAATCACTACAAACTTTGAAACTAATTTAAGTACATTAGAACTTACAAATATATTTGAAGAGGTTACTTATAAGACAATTAAATACGTTGCACAAAACTGTTTAACAGTAGATACCTCAAAAACTCAAACAGATAATAACATACTCACAGTAGATGCAGGATGTGAAACTGACTTTGTAATACCTGACCTTACATTAGATGACCCTAATCCTCCTAATGACCCTGAACCTGTTTACGATGAAACACCTTTAGAAGTTACACCTCCTGTTATTGCAGAATATACAGTAACCGCACCTACTACAACATCCGTTTTCTTTAACCATCAAATAACTGAATTAGGTAAATTAGGAGACACACCGCAGGTAGATGAATACGGATTTGTATATTCTACTTCATTGTCAGATATAAGTTCATCAGATGACGTTATACAGTTATTTAATACAGGGAATGTTTATTTTGTACCTTACACACCACTTAATCCAAACTTTGCAGTTCCTAAAATAGTAAACTACGAAAAGTCAGGATTGACACATCCTCAAACATACTATTGGAGATTCTATGCAAGAACAAATACAGACCCTGCACACGCAGAAGCAACTGCAATATCAGAAGTATTTACAGCTTCAACAGTAGCAGCACCTGTTAGTCAATTTAGAAATACAACAGGTGAATACTTCTCTGATTACCATACTATAAATAATTGGGCATACTTCTTACAAAATCAAAGTTTCACAACTAACTCAGACCATCCTCTTGTAGCAGGTCTATCAGGTCAAGAAATTAGACCACAACTCACTGCAGAAGCCTATACCTTACAAGATGCTAAAAAGATTGTAGAATGGTTTACAAGTGTAGCTAACCCACAAATAGAAACATTATACTCAATATCACACACCTTTGAATATTATGATTCTACAGGTACGATGATATATCAAATGGTAGATGTTAGCGATGCTCAAATAATGTACGCTGTAAATGGCTTCAATCAACTAACAACATTTATAGTAGGTGGAACATTCACAGAACAGCAACCATATATACAAGGAGTATTCGGAAATTCAGGGGATTTTAAAAGCACATCAGGATGATACAAAATATGTTAGATTTATTAGAGTTCGCAAGAAGCGAGAAATGGAAAGGACAACACATAGATATAGCTTTAGGTAAAAATAAATATCCTGAATCAATTAAGGAAGCATACAAACAATTTAGACAATGGCAATAAAGAAGGTAATAGACATTGATGTTAATTCACAATCACTTGGTCAATTAGAGCAACAACTTGAAGATGTAAATCAAGAACTAAAAACACTTGATAGAAATTCAGATGCTTTTAAGGAAGCTGCTGCAAAATCTCAAATACTAAATAAGGAAATAGAAAAAATTAATAATGAGATTGAGGGTTTTAATTTAGATGACAAACTTACAGCTGCAGATGGAGCAGCTAAAATATTTGCAGGTTCTCTTGCTTCTGCAGTAGGCACACTTGGAACTTTAGGTGTTGAATCTGAAGCATTTGGAGAATTTGAAGAAAAAGCAGCATCAGCTATAGCAGTTGGTTTAGGAATTAAAGATGTTTCAGAAGGATTTAGTCAGGTAGCGCAAGCTGCTAAAAAGAGTGGTATAGCAGCTAAATTATTTGGTTCTACAACAAGAACTGCTATAGTTGCAACGGGTGTAGGTGCATTTGTTATAGCATTAACAGCTATTGTAACAAATTGGGATAAAATAACTGTAGCAGTAAAAAGATTTGCTAAAAATGTTCCTTTTGTTGGTGATGCTATAAATTTTGTTAAAGATACATTTAATAATTTATTTGATGCTGCAAGACCTGTATTAGAGTTTTTAGGAATATTACCTGATGAAGCAGAACGTGCAGCTATTAAAACAAAAGAAACAACAGAAGGTGTAATATCTGAAATACAAAGAGAAATAGCAATAGCTGAAGCAAGTGGTAAATCTGCTAAAAAAATATTTGATTTAAAGAAAAGGTTATTAGAGGAAGAATTAAGATTATTAAGATTAGCAAATGATGACAAAGAAGCTATTTTTGCAAAAGAAACAGAATTACTTGCTTTAGAGGCAGCCGAACAAAAAAGAATTAGAGAATCAAAGGTTAATGATGTAAAAAGGGAAAAAGTAGAAACTGTAAATGAAATTGAAGCTGTTGGTGTAAAAGAATTAGAAACAGATAAAAAAATAACAGGAGAATTATTAACAAATAGAAATCAACTTGCAAAAGAAGATGAAGAAATAACAAAATTATCTAACGAGGCAAAAGTAGATTTAGCATCTAATACTTTAGGTAATTTAGCAAGTATATTTGGTGAAGAAAGTAAAGCAGGAAAAGCGGCAGCTATAGGTCAAACAACAATAGAAACATATAAAGGTGCTACATCAGCCTATGCATCATTAGCAGGTATTCCTATAGTTGGTCCTGCCTTGGGAGGTGTTGCAGCAGCAGCAGCAGTTGCAGCAGGTTTAGCAAATATAAAAGCAATACAAGCTACAGGAGAACCTGTACCTGCCCCATCAATACCAAGTGGAGGCAGAGGCGCACAACCTCCAAGTTTTAATATAGTAGGAGCAGCACCTGAAAACCAATTAGCGCAAACATTAGGAGAAAGAGAAGAAAGACCTGTTAAAGCATACGTTGTAGGAGACGATGTAACAAACCAACAAGCACTTGATAGAAAAATAACAGAAGGTGCTTCAATAGGGTAACAAATTTTAAAAAATATTATTGTATTAGTATGGATATAGTAGAACTATTTATAGATGAAGAAGATGCTATTGGAATTGAAGCTATTTCAGTTGTTGAATCTCCTGCAATAGAAGAAGATTTTATAGCACTTAAAAACCAAGAGTTTAAACTTGCAGAGGTAGACAAAGAAAAGCGTATCTTAATGGGTGCAGCTTTAATACCTAACAAACCTATTTACAGAAGAAACGATGACAACGAATATTACATTTACTTCTCACGTGATACAGTTCGCAAAGCAAGTGAATTATTCTTTATAAACGGAAACCAAAACAACTCAACATTAGAGCATCAAGTTCCATTAACAGGATTAAGTGTTGTTGAATCTTGGATTGTAGAAAGCGAAAAGGATAAGACAAGACACTACGATATGGAAGTTCCTGTTGGTACGTGGATGGTATCTATGAAAGTACTCAACGATGAGGTTTGGAATGACTACGTTAAAACAGGAAAAGTAAAAGGGTTCTCTATAGAAGGTTACTTTGCTGACAAAGCAGAAAGACCTAAAGACAAAACAATAAAAGACGATTTAGAAGAGGAAGCACAAGAGTTAGTAGAAGAGTTGAGACAAATGTTAAAGGGCGAACAACTTGAATCTTATGCTGACTATCCTGATGCAGTTTCTAACAACGCTAAAAGAGGTATTGAACTAAACGAAAAAGTAAACAACAAGTGTGCTACTCAAGTAGGTAAAGTAAGAGCGCAACAATTAGCAAAGAAAGAAGCGGTTACTGTTGAGACAATCAAAAGAATGTTTTCTTACCTATCACGTGCAGAAGAGTATTATGATGAAGGTAATTCAGAAGCGTGTGGAACTATATCTTACTTATTGTGGGGAGGTAAAGCAGGTTTACGCTGGGCAGGTTCAAAACTAAAAGAACTTGACTTATTAGAAGCATCTCTTAAAGAGCCCTGTTATGAAGGATATGAGATGATAGGGTTTAAAATAAAAAACGGTAGAAGAGTACCTAATTGCGTTCCAATCAAATGAGTAAAAACACAGCTTATAGAGTTCACGTTGAAGATGTAAACCAACCTGTAGTTGATAACGTCAATATAGAGAATGGTGCGATGTTGCGTACTTCTGATGCCTTATATATGGGTCATAATGGGCAAAACGTAATTGTATATCCACAAGGAGGTGTAAACAGTTTAGGTTGGGCAAGATATGATGATACCGAATATGTAGGAGAAGATGATACGTTAGATTTAGCAGATGGAGTTGAGGTTGTAATGCCAAACAACGCAGGAAATGTAATTAAGAGTGGCACTAATGATTTTTACAATAGTGCAACCAAAAAGATACTTGGATTAAATGCTAACGACACTTATATTACTACCGTTGTTTTTAAAATGAGAGCGCCTAATGCAAATCAAACTCATTTAGATTTAAGATTTGTAGGGGATGGAGAGATAGAAAGAATAAATAAAGTGATTGCATTTTATAAAGGAAATGACACCATTCAAAACGAACACGAAATATTCCAATACTATACCGATGCAAACTTTGTGCAAAATGGCGTTGAGATTAGAATCCAAGCACACGGTGGAACTGCTGAAATTTGGGATGTAATATATTTTATACAACGTACACAAAACGCATCACTAAGCTAATGAGAAGAGAAAACAAAGATAGAAATCCAAGTCCACAAAACGACAGAAGAGGATGTTTGTGTAAAGATGGTAAAACCTATTCAAGAAAATGCTGTGATGGTAGCTTTCAAGCACAAGGCATAGGAAACATTACAGGGACAGAGTAAAAATATAACAAAGTAATTAATAACTTATTGTATAATTATATTCAATTTATATGAAAGCGACAGATATGTTAAACAAAGTAAAAGAAGTTCTTGGAGTGGAACTAAATGAAGAAACTCAAGAAGTAAAATTAGCACAAGCTACTTTGGAAAACGGAACTGTTATTGAAAGTGAAAATTTCGCTGCAGGAAGTGAAGTGTTCATAGTAACAGATGACGAAAAAGTAGCACTACCTGTAGGCGAATACTCTTTGGAAGATGGCGAAATGCTAAAAGTAGAAGAAGAAGGTATTATTGCATCTATAGGAGCAGCAGAAGAAATTGAGGAAGCGGAAGCATCTGAAGAAGTAGAAGCTGCAGAAGAAGAAGAAATGGCATACGCAACAAAACAAGATTTAGCAGAGGTTAGAGAAATGATTGAAGAAATCAAATCTATGATTGAGCCTAAAGAAGAAATGAGCGAAGAAGTTTCTGAAGAAGAAGTTAAGGAAGAGGTTGAACTATCAGCAGAAGAGCCTGTTGCTAAAGTAACTCACAATCCTGAAGCTGAAACTAAAAAGAATTTAAACCTATTTGCACAGAAAAGAAATATGACTACTGCAGATAAGGTAATGCAAAGAATTGCAAACATTAAAAAATAAATAAATAAATAATTAAAAATGCCAACAACAACAACTCAAAACGCAAGTGTTGCTTATAATGGAGAATTTGCAGGACAGTATATTTCTGCTGCTTTATTGAGTGCTAACACTATTGAAAACGGAGGGATTACTGTTAAACCTAACATTAAATTCCAAGAGGTAATTAAAACTATCTCTACTGATGACATCGTAAAAGATGCTTCTTGTGATTTCACAGCGACAAGTACTTTGACGTTAGACGAAAGAACTTTGACTCCTGAATTCCAACAAGTAAACTTACAATTATGTAAGAAAGATTTCCAAGATGATTGGGAAGCTATCTCTATGGGATATTCAGCACACGATACACTACCTTCATCTTTTAGTGATTTCTTAATTTCTCACGTTGCTGCTAAAGTAGCACAGAGAACAGAAACTTCTATTTGGGCAGGTTCAACAGCTACAAGCGGACAGTTTGATGGTCTTATGACTTTACTTACTGCTGATGCTAACCTACCAACAGGAAACGAAGTTGCAGGGACTACAGTAACTGCCTCTAACGTAATCACAGAGTTAGGAAAGATTGCTGATGCAGTTCCTTCTACTCTATACGGAAGTGAAGATTTATCAATCTATATTTCTCAGAACGTAGCAAGAGCATACGTAAGAGCATTAGGCGGATTTGCTGCTGATGGAGTAGGTGCTGCAGGTACAAATTCTATGGGAACACAATGGTTTAACAACGGAGCCTTGACTTTTGATGGTATCAAAATCTTTGTTGCTAACGGATTAGGTTCTAACCAAGCTATTGCTGCTGAAAAATCAAACATCTACTTCGGTACAGGTCTATTATCTGACCACAACGAAGTAAAAGTTATTGATATGGCTGACATTGATGGTTCTCAAAACGTAAGAGTTGTAATGAGATTTACCGCAGGTGTACAGTATGGTATTGTTGATGACATCGTAACTTACGGTATCACTAACTCTGCTAACGACTAATAAAAAGAATAACTAACTAAAGAGGGTGGGTAAGGTATATTCCTGCTCACCCTTTTTTAATATATAAAACTTATGGCTTGTGATTTAACACGCGGTAGAAAGGAACCCTGCAAAGATGTAGTAGGTGGTATTAAGGCAGTCTACTTCATTGATTTTGGAGATATAACTATTGCTTATGATACAACTGATACTGATGTAATTGATGACTTGGGTGCAGTTACCGCATACAAATATGAACTAAAAGGAAATAGTAGCTTTGAACAAGCTATTACTTCAAGCCGTGAAAACGGAACGACTTTCTTTGAGCAAACTTTAAACCTTACGCTTAAAAAGCTGACTAAAGAAGATAACAAAGAATTAAAGCTATTAGCATTTGGTAGACCACACGTAGTTGTAGAAGATTATAACGGTAATGCTTTTGTTATGGGAGCAGAACACGGTGCTGAAGTAACAGGAGGCACAATTTCTACAGGAGCAGCTATGGGAGATTTAAGTGGTTACACTTTGACTCTTGCAGCATCTGAATTACAACCTGCTAACTTTTTAGAGGGTGCAACATCTGCAGATCCATTTGCAGGACTTACTTCTACAGTAACAGTTACAGAAGGAACAAACTCTTAAACCGAGTTTCATTTGATTGAAGAGGGTGGCTATATGCTGCCCTTTTTTATTATAACAAATTCAAAGTTTTTTTATTGTATAAATATGATTGTATTAGAAGAAAGTGCATCAGCACAAACTATTAATTTAATACCACGAAAGTTCACAAGTGGAGATAGTTACAATGTTACAATAGTAAATGAAACCACAAATACAGAAGTACACAACGTAGATACTACATCTATAGCAGAACAACTGTATTACAATACTTACAATGCGGTGTTTAATTTAAAACAAGACGAAACTTATACGTTAACGATTAAAGAAGGTAGTGAAGTAATACACAAGGATAAAATCTTTTGTACTAATCAAGCTGATTTAACAGATTACACTATCAATAGTGGTGCTTTTATTTCTAACGATACAGATAACGAATTTATTACATTCTAATGGATAATTTACACATAGTTAATTTAGCATCTTACAATAGACCTAAAATATCTGAAGATAAAAACAGAGATTGGGTTGAGTATGGAGATGACAACGACTACTATTCTTATCTGATAGACCTTTACACTAATTCAACTACAAACCATTCTATTATAAATGGTATTAGTAATATGATTTATGGAAAAGGTCTTGATGCCTTAGATAGTAGCAAAAAACCTGATGAGTACGCTGCTATGCGTTCTATATTTTCTGACTCTTGTTTAAGAAAAGTAGTACTTGATTTAAAACTATTAGGAGAGGGTTCTTTTCAAGTGTTATATCAAAAAGGAGAAGTAGTAAAAGCAGAACACTTTCCAAGACAAACACTACGAGCAGAAAAATGTAACGAAGATGGACAAATAGAAGCATACTACTATCATCACGATTGGGCAAAAGTAAAGCGTAGTGATAAACCTCAACGTATAGCTGCTTTTGGTTTTGGTAACGGTAACGAACCTGAAATTAAAATAGTAAAGAAATACGTTAGTGGATATGATTACTATTGTCCTGTAGATTATCAAGGTGGATTAGCTTACGCTGAATTAGAAAGCGAAGTAGCAGACTACTTAATTAACGATGTACAAAACGGCTTTAGTGGCACGAAGGTAGTCAACTTTAATAACGGTGTTCCTGATAGAGAAAAGCAAATGCAGATTAAGTCTGATGTGATGCGTAAACTTACAGGAGCAAGAGGCGAAAAAGTAATTATAGCCTTTAACAACAACGCTGAATCTAAAACAACGGTAGACGATATTCCGTTAAATGATGCACCTCAACACTATGAGTATTTATCTAACGAGTGTTCAGCTAAACTAATAGTAGCACACAGGGTAACAAGTCCATTACTTTTAGGAATTAGAACAGAAAACAACGGTTTAGGGTCTAATGCAGATGAAATAAAGACTGCTGCACTACTTTTTGACAATATTACTATAAAACCATACCAAGATCTATTAACGGACTGTATGGACGATATTTTGGCGGTTAATGGTATTTCACTTAAACTATACTTTAAGACTTTACAACCTTTAGCGTTTATAGAAACAGACAACGCAATAACAGACGAAGCAAGAGAAGAAGAAACAGGAGTAAAAAATGAATTAACATTATCTGCAGAGTTTGATGACAATAAAATGTTTGACTTACTTGACGAATTTGGAGAAGAAGAAGATTTAGAGAATTGGGTATTAGTAGACGAAAGAGAAGTTGACTACGAACAAGAAGAGGCATTAGATAAAATGATTGGTTTAGCTTCTACAGGAACTGCAAGACCTAATGCTACAAGTGAGCAAGATGGAGAAGTAGATGATATGAAGTTTAAGGTACGTTATCAGTATGCACCGTTAGCTACACAATCTAATTCAAGAGAATTTTGCAAACTAATGGTTGGTGCTAAAAAAATCTATCGTAAAGAGGATATAATGCAAATGAGTCAAAGAGCAGTAAATGCAGGATTTGGAGAAAATGGAGCAGCTACCTACGATATATGGCTTTACAAAGGTGGAGCAGCGTGTCACCATTTTTGGATGCGTAAAACGTATATGGCAGTTGATGTAAAACCTGATGCTACAAACCCAAATGCAGAAATAAGCGTAAACAAGGCAAAGAAAGAAGGGTTTACTCCTGAAGTTAATGACCCAAAGGTTGCTAAACGACCTATTGATATGCCTAATAAAGGATTTAAAAATAGATAGAAATGGCAGACGCATTATTCATAACAAGAAAAGATTTAGTAAAGTTTAGTTCTGTCAACGGAAATGTAGATACTGACAAGTTTTTACAGTATATTAAAATAGCACAAGATATACATATTCAAAACTATTTAGGAACTGACCTTTATAACAAGATACAAGCTGATATTGTAGCAAGTAGTTTAACAGGAGATTATTTAACGCTTGTAAACGACCATATAAAGCCGATGCTGATACATTGGGCATTAGTTGAGTACTTACCCTTTGCAGCTTATACAATAGCAAATAAAGGCATATTTAAGCACGGTTCAGAGAATGCTACAAACGTAGAAAAAAACGAAGTAGATTTCTTAATAGAAAAAGAAAGAAACGTAGCACAGTATTATACTGATAGATTCATTAACTATATGAGTTTTGAGGCAAGTTCAAAGTTTCCTGAATACTACACAAATAGTAATGATGATGTATATCCTGATAAAGATGCAAGTTTTGAAGGATGGGTACTGTAAGATATAAACCAAAACAAGAGAATGTAAATAAGTTAAAACAGTATTTAGCTTATATAACAAAAACCAAAAAAAGTAATTGTATTAAATATGGCAAATAACATAAATTGGGGTAAGATATATTGTGATATGATAGACAATAGTGGATGGGGAGCAGATACTGCTTGGTCTACTAATGCTGTTCCTGATATATCTGCACCTGCTTGTTGGGGAACATTTGCTTTAACAGTTGATTTAACAAATATTTCAGGTACACCTTTAACAACAGATACCACAACTTATAGAACAGACCAAACACAAATTTAAGATATGGCAAGACAACCAATAACAATAGGAGCGCAAGATGCAGGAAATGGGGATACTCTATTTGCAGCGTTTACAAAAGTAGAAGCTAACTTTGTAGAACTATACAATGATGATGCAGGAGATGTAGGTAGTGTAGATGGAGGAACAGGATTAGAAGTTGATACTACAACAGGAGATGTAACAGTTAGTATTTCAGATAACGGAGTAGGACACGACCAATTAGCTGCAAGATATACAGAAGTACAAGATATAAGTTCTACGACAAGTCCAATAAATTTAGATGCATCTTCATATTCAGGGTTTAATTTAACAGGAGCATTAGGAACTGTAGATTTAAACATTCAAAATATTAAGAAAGGTCAAGTTATTGATATTATCCTTTCAGGTAGTTTGTCAAGTGCTGCTATTACTTTAACTGATAACTTTACTTCATCTACAATTAATAAAGTAGGCACGAGTAGTTTAGATACATCAACGACAAACATTTTACAAGTTCTATGTACAGACGATGACGATGCAGGAGCAATATTACATTGGGCAGTAGCATCTTATGCATCAGGAGCAACAGTATAAAAAATAAAATATGAAAGCAATACAAATAGGAGGAGCAATAAAAAGATATACTACAATCCCTAAATCTTGGGGTAATGTAATCTGTGGGTTTGATTTATTAGGTTCGGATACTTGGGAGGAAGCAGGATTCTACGACGTAGTAACACCAAGCTACGATTCAGCAATTCAATACTTGGGAGATTTAACTTGGGATGCAGATAGCAGTACTTTTACATATCCTGTAATTGACAGAACTTGGTCTCAAACAGTAGCTGAATTAAAGGAAAGCAAAATAGCAAACCTAAAAAGTATTTATAACAGAAAACTATCAGAAACGGATTGGTACATTATCAGAAGCCAAGAAGGTACTTCAGCACCACAAGATGTGTTGGATGCAAGAGCAGCTTTAAGAACTGAATGTGGAACTAAAGAAGGGGAGATTAACGCACTTACAACTAAAGCAGCGATTGCCTCTTATTCTTTACCAAACCTTGACTAAATGGGATTTAATAAAAAATTCTTTACAACAGGAGGTATTGTAGCTTCCACACCACCTGCAGCAGCAGCATTTGACCCTTTACAAAACTTTGAGACTGTAACCTATACGGGAAACGGAAGTACTCAAAAGATAACAGGGTATATTAGAAAGGGTGCTGCTTTTAATGGAAGTAGTAGTGAGATAATTATACCATCCCTTTTTTCAAATCCAAATACAAATTCATCTACCCTATCCTTGTGGTTTAAAACAAGTATTAATGATGCAAATCTTAGAACTATTTTTACTGCAAGAGATTTTGCAACTAATAGTTATGACATTTATACTATAAATGGAGTAATTAGATTAGCACACGAGGGTAATTTAGGGGGCAATGGCGTTGTTAATGGTACAACGACTGTAACAGACGGACAGTGGCATCATATGGCTGTTGTTTTAAATAATTCTGCAGGAACATTAAATATATATTTAGATGGAAGTACTACTGCAGATATAACATTAACCTTTACTTCAAACGCAAGCCTAAGTTTATTTGGTTCTCAATCAGCTTTTGGAGCGTTACCAACCCCTAATATACGATATTTTAATGGTTCAATAGACCAAGTAAGAATCTTTAACAAAGCATTAGATAGTGGAGAAGTAGGACAATTAGCATTAGAAACCTACGCAGACCCTAAAAAATCAACTACAGATTATTTTGATGATGGTTCAGGTGTTGCTTTATATGAGTTAGATGGGGATGCTAATGATACAGGAAGATCAGTAGATAGCGGACAGAGTGCTTCTTTTACAAATACAAATCAAAACTATATTCAACTTCCTTCAGGTATTGACACAATATTAAATACTAAAAATTTTGGTCTTTCTTTTTGGGTAAAAGCTCCTAATGCAGCTACTGATGCAGTATTTTCAACAGAAACAACTAATTCAACTTTTCAAATTCACGCTAATTGGGGTTTTGCAGGTGCGTACTCATTAATAAATGGAGGGGGAAGCGATATAAATTTAGGGGCAGTAGATTCAAATTGGCATCATATAGTTGTTACTTCTGATGGTTCAAGTTCTTATAAAGGATATTTTGATAAATCTTATAAAGGAGCAAGTACATATAGACAAACGAGTAATGTAGGTACATTTTTAGGTTCGCATCCTTCAGGAGGATTTAATCTTGAAGGACAAATAGACCAAGTTAGAATATTTAATAGGCAATTGTCTCAATCGGACATCGATAGTTTGTATAATGAAACTTCACCATCAACAGTAGATTATTTTGGTGATGGAAATGGAAAAGCATTATATAAATTAGACAATACACCCGATGATGAGAGTGGTTCTTATAATGCTACTTGGAATGGTACAGCAGCATATATTGATGAAGCAGCAAATGTTAAATATGACGGAACACCTACAAACGTAAACTTTTTAGGTATGGCATTTCAACCTGATTTTGTTTGGATAAAGAATAGAACCGCATCTTTTGAAAGTCATATGTTGTATGATTCTATAAGAACCGCAACAAAGGCAATACAATCTGATACAACAGCTGCCGAATCAACAAGGTTAGCAGGGTTAACATCTTTTGATTCAAACGGATTTACAGTAGGTTCAGGAGGCGCACATAATCAATTAAATGCAGGTTTAGTCGCTTGGTGTTGGAAAGCAGGAGGAAGTTCTAATACTTATAATGTTGACGATACAGGATATTCTACTGCAAGTGATGCAGGTTTAAGTTCAGCAAATGTAACAACATTAAACGGTGCATCTGTAAATACTCAAGCAGGTTTTAGTATAATAAATTACGAAACAAATGTAAACGGAGACAACAGACCTGCTCACGGATTAACTCAAGAGCCTGAATTAATTATTTTTAAGCCTTACGATACTTCGTCTCTTAATTGGTATGTAATGACAAAAAAGATAGATGGTAGTCTTGACTTTTTGTTTTTAAATACAACAGATACTAAAATAGATGCAGGAACTAATGAATTTATTGATTCAACACATTTTAGAACATCATTCGGAACAGTTTGGGGTTCTATTATTGCCTACTGCTTCCATTCAGTAGACGGTTATCAGAGGGTAGGGACTTATTTAGGAAGTGGTGTTTCGGGTAAAAGAGTTTATACTACTGATGATGGAACTCCTACAGGAAACGGTGGATTTAGACCAAGATTTGTAATGTATAAACTTTCATCATCAAGTGGACATAGTTGGGTTATGATAGATGATGTTAGAAGCCCATCAAATCCTCGTAATAAATATTTACTTGCAGATTCATCAGGTCAAGAAGGAACTACTAATGTTTTAAATTTTACTGATGATGGGTTTGAACTACTTTTAACTGATTTGGGAACAAATGCCCTTGACGAAACATACATCTATTTAGCAATAGCATAAAACAATGGAAGATTTGAAGATAGCAGTAACGAATCTATTTGCACTTGGGATTAGTGTGAGCGAAGCAAATCCTTATCTTCAAACTGTATCATTAGTGTTGGCGATAGGGTACACAATTATAAGTATAACAAAGAAACTAAGAGATAATGGCAAAAATTGATTTAGACGGAGACGGTAAAGCAGACGTTTCAATTAGTATCACACAGATAATAACAATAGGTGCAATGTTTGCTTCTATTATTGGTTCTTACTATACGTTAAGTGCTAAGATAGATGCTAATACGTCAGAGGTCTCAAAACTTAAATACAACGAAAAGGAATATACTTGGAAGAATCAAAGAGCATTAGAAGCAGAGGTTAGAGAAATAACCTTAGAAATGCGTGATTTTATGAAAGACTTAGAGTATTTAAAAGTAGATAAAAAAAGAAAGTAATGGATAAGATTAAAGAACTTGGTGGTAAAGCAATCGATTGGGTAAAGGATTGGTATATCACTAATTGGAACGGAGAGAGTTTTGATAGAATGAAAGTAATATTTGTATCTTTCTTTATACTTATGTTTTTATTAGCTTTGTTTGTATGAACCTTAATCATTTTTCTTTATCGGAATTTGACAGTCCTGATTTACCTAATTCAGGTAAGAATATGGATAGTAACTTTCTTTATAAACTTGACCACGCAAGAGACATTGCAGGAATCTCATTCAAGATTACAAGTGGTTATAGAACAAAAGAACATAATACCAAAGTCGGTGGAGTACCAAACTCATCACACCTTATTGGAGTCGCAGCAGATATTGCGGTTGGTAGCGGACACGAAAGATACGTTATACTATCTGCACTTATCAAAGCAGGATTCCGTAGAATCGGAGTTGCTAAAACCTTTATCCACTGTGACACCGATGACTCTAAACCAAACAGCGTTTGGACTTACTAATACTGTTGGTAGTACACTATGTCTGACAGAAAAAAATTCAAAGATACCCAAGTAGGACAGTTCCTATTAAACAAGATACCTAATGTAGTAGAAGCTGTTGCAGGAGATACTTTAGCAGGAAACGTTATACAAGCCATTATAGGGGGTTCTGATATGACGGAAGAGGATAAGTCCGTAGCATTAAAGAAACTTGAATTAGAGAGAGCAGAGATAGATGGAGTAACTCGTAGATGGGTTGCAGATGCTCGTTCAGGTAGTTGGTTAGCAAGTAATGTTAGACCATTAACCTTAGCATTCTTTTCTATAGCTTATGTTGTAGGTTGGTTTTACGGTTTAGAACTAACAAGTATTACAGGACTTTTGTCGGTAGTTATAGGGGGTTACTTTGGTAGTCGTGGAGTAGAAAAAGTGTTTGGAAACAAACTACATAAATAAATTGTTAAAAACTTACCATTAAAAAAGTTTACATCTTAAAAAAAAAGATTGTAATTTTGGTGGGTAGTGGGAAATAAATTAAAATAATTATTTACTAACTTTAATATATATATAAATAAATGGAAGATTTAACTATTAGAAAATTAGCAGAAAAAATTGCTAAAGATTTTCAATTATCTGTAAAAGATAGAACAGATGCTATATTAGAAATGGATGCAATATCATATACTAATTTGGGTATTGACAGTACTAAAACGGAAAAAAATAAAGTTAAATCAGACAGTAAACATTTATATAAACTTATAAAAGGGTTCAATGAAACAGATGGTAAGTTGTTATTGAATCATCTTGATTCGTAAAACAATGCCAAGAACTGCTAAAAAACCTACAAGGAGTAAACTCGTTAAAAAACTTGATACGGTATTTAGTCAGTATATAAGATTATCAAATGCGGACAACAATGGATATTGTACTTGTGTTACTTGCAATAAGACGTTCTTTTGGAAAGAAATCCAAGCAGGGCATTTTATGAGTAGAAAACACTACTCTATACGTTGGGATGAACGCAATGTTAAACCTCAATGTGTAGCTTGTAACGTTTATAGAGCAGGTGAACAATATAAATACAGTTTATATCTTGGTAATAACTTGTCTAAAAAGCTACTTAAAGAAAGTAGGGAGTTGCGTAAATTTACAAATATCGAGTTAGAAGAAATGATTGCTGACTATAGTAAAAGACTGAAAAAACTTACTTGATAATTCTTGTATATATTGTTCTTTGTTAAAAGGGGGTAGGATTAATTTCTTACCCTTTTTTTTTATTAATATTTTTTTTGTAAATTTACAATATGGAACAATACACAAAAGCAGAACTCTATGGCAAGGTACAAGAACTGCAATACGAAAACGAGAAACTCAAAGAACAATTAATTTTAAGTTATGAAAGAAACAAGTATTAATCAAAAGTTATTTAATCTCCAACAAGAGATAGGTACAATTAGTAAGGATGCAAGTAATCCTTTTTACAAGTCAAAGTATTTTGATATTAATTCATTAATTAATCAACTTAATCCTTTACTAAAAAAGTATAGGTTACTTTTATTGCAACCAATAGAGGAGGATTGCGTATATAGCAAACTTATTTGTATTGATGGAACAGGAGGTGTTATATCAGCTTTAAAACTACCTGAAATAAACGATCCACAGAAGTTAGGTTCTGCTATTACATATTATAGAAGATATACTTTAGCTTCGCTTCTTGGTTTACAAGCTGTAGATGATGATGCTAATGTGGCGAGTGGTGTAACCGAAAAAAAGAAATGGTTAAATCAAAACACACCTGAATTTAGTAAAGCAATAGAGTTCATAAAGGGTGGTGGTAGCATAGAAGCTATTAAAAGCAAGTACGATGTATCTAAAAAAGTACAGGATGAACTTGCAAAATTGTAGAATTAAAAAAGTATATTACACAACTAAATATAATAATCAATCAATAAAAGTAGAAATATGGAAATTACAGGAAACATCAAACTTATTCAAGACGTTGAGTCAGGAACTTCTAAAGCAGGTAACGAATGGTCAAAAAGAACTATCGTTGTAACTACTGCAGAAAAATATCCACAAGATTTAGCTATTGACTTTATGGGAGAATCTATTAAAGGTATAAACAACTTTCAAGTAGGAAACCCTGTTACAGTTAGTATTAATTTAAGAGGCAAAGAGTACAACGGTAAATACTACACAAGTATAAATGGTTGGAAGATTGCAGCAACAATAGGAAACGTTAACAACACAGACCAAAACCCTGCAAGAGAAGAAACAGCAGATTTACCATTTTAATTTAAGAGGGGATTAATTTCCCCTTTTTTTTTATATTTATGAGAAAGTTAAAAGATGGAGAAGAAATGCCTATTGATTTTTGGAACTACAAAGTAAATCCAATAGTAGGGTATTACATAGAAAAAGAAGAGGGGCAAACAATAGCAATGGAAAAAAAGTACAATAGAATATGATAGCACAAGCAAAGAAATTACAGGACAGGATATTAGATATAAAATATGGAAGAGTTAAAGAGGGTTTAAAGATTGGAGTTCCTGAAATAGATGAACATATTAGATTTAAAAAGAATTTGTTGATAGCAATAGGACACGCAAACGTAGGTAAGACAACAACGCTTATATACTTTTACGTGTTATGGGCAAAGCTGCACGGTTTAAAGTTTGTTGTTTGGTCAAGTGAAAACAGTCCTGAATCTATATTAAGAAAGATCATAGAGTTTAGAATGGGTAAACCAATACAGGAAGCAACTGATGAGTTAATTAGTAAAGCAGTAGAGTGGTCTAACGAACACTTTAAAATAATAGATGTAGAAGATATGTACACCTATAAAAGTTTATTAAAAGAAGCACAACAAATAAAAGATGCTTGGAACTTTGATGGTTTACTTATAGACCCTTATAACTCGTTAGCAAAGGATGCTTCTATATTAAAGATGGTAGGTAATGCACACGAATACGATTATCAAGTATTGACAGAGTTAAGGATATTTACTAAAAAGAATAATGTACAGGTATGTGTTAATGCTCACGGTGTTACCTCTGCACTTCGTCAAGTACATCATTCAGGACACGAATACGAAGGATTAACAAGACCATTAGCTATGAGTGATGCAGAGGGTGGTTCTAAAATAAGTTCACGTGCTGATGATATTTGGTGTATTCACAGATACGTACAACATCCTACTGATTGGATGTATAGCCATATTCACGTGCTTAAAATTAAGGAGAACGAAACAGGTTCAAGACCTACCACGTTTGAACAACCTATACAATTAAGAATGAAAGTAAATAATGTAGGATTTGAATATATGGGAAAAGATTTAATACATAATGAAAACAAAATACAAAAACTAAACGTATGATATTCATAGGGCTTTTATTAATAGTGGCATTTACTTTTTTGATTATTGGTCAATTTAAGAGTGCAGAAATTATAATAAGCCCTATTAAAGGTGTAATGTTTGGCTTTTTATATCACAAAGAACAATACGAACAAGAAGATGAAATTACCTTACAATGTTTGTTGGGTATAATTAGTATTAATGTGATATGGATAAACCAACTAAATGGCTCGCAAAAGTAGCTGAAAGGCACAAAGAGTGGATTGCCATTGTAAAAAGTTTTGGAGAATACGACTATGCAGAGGATATAGTACAGGAGATGTATTTAACTATATATAAGTATGCAGATGAAAACAAAGTTATTAGAAATGGTGTCGTTAGCAGGGGTTATATTTACTTTTGTTGTCGTAGTCTTTACTATCAGTATTACAACTCTAAAAGAAAGATTAGTAAAGTTTCTCTTGATGATGAAGAGTTTACCATCCAAATTCCAAACGATTCGCAAATGGATGAGCAAGTAGCATTTCATAAAATCTGCACAATGATTGACGAACATATTGAAGGCTGGCGCTGGTATGAAAAAAAGCTATTTACACTTTATAGAGATACAGATTTAAGCATAAGAGGAATAGCAGCAGAAACGAATATAAGTTGGGTTAGTATATTTAACACGCTTAAAAACGCAAAGCAGGAACTGAAAGATAAATTTCAAGAAGATTGGGAGGACTATCGTAACAGAGATTTTGAACATTTAAAATAAATATTATGGAAGAATACAAAGGAGACAAACGCACTAAAGCGTACAAAGAATGGAAAGCTAAACACGCACAAGCGAGTGAAGGACTTGGAGATACGGTTGAGAAGATAACAAAAGCTACAGGAATAAAGAAAGCAGTAGATACTGTGTTTCAGAAGTTAGAAAAAAGTTGTGGATGTGAAGAAAGAAAAGAAAAGTTAAATCAAGTATTTAGATACAAAAAACCTGAATGTTTAACAGAGCAAGAGTTTGATTTAATTAAGATGGCAGTAGACACTAAAAAGAATAAGTGGACACCTGAAGAACAAGAAACGTACAAAAACATTTACGAAAGAATATTTAAAACCAAAGTTGAATGTACTCCTTGTAGTTTTGGTAAGGTAGTGTGGAAAGATTTACAAGCTGTATATAATCAATATCTGTGAAAGAAAAACAACTTTTTGAGTATCTTATAGATTGTTGTTATCCTGATTTAGTTTGGGCAAAAAGTCAAATGAGTCGTTGGGATTGTTACAGTCCTGAAACTTATCATAGGATTGAATTAAAGTGTAGGGGTAAACATTACGACACCTTACTTATTGAAAAGAAAAAGTATGATGCTATGATAGAAAAATGTGATGACAATTTAGATATTCCTATGTACATAAATTCAACACCAAAAGGCATATATAGATTTAATTTATATATTGTAGAACCAAATTGGGAAATACAATACCACAATAAAACAACAGAGTTTAAG